TGTGTATACCTCCACAGCCCCACGAAAGACCCCCCAAGCCCTTGCCCTGGGCCTGAGGGGTCTCAACTTGCACCACAACCAACCGACTTGCTAGATCCTACTCTGCGGCCGGTAGCTACTCTGCGGCCGGTAGCTATTACCAACACTTGCCTTGAGATCACATCCTAGTCTTAACTTGATGGTGTCACGTAGTCAAGTGAAATGAGGATGCAGCCAATGTCTATCTTGTTACCCTCTACCTTGGAAACGGTTTGGTTCGGGTATAGCTGGCCACCAGATACCCTAGCGCTGAATGGAGCGATTCCGACACCTCCCTGTTGCACCATGTAGCCAATCGCTATGCCCCGTGCCATCGACTTGAACCTCGATGGTACCGCACCAATCGAGGAACCATCGAGCGCATCAACCTCATAGTCAATCCATCCGATTGAGAGGGCGTTGAGCAGGTTCACGGTAGCGCCGGGTGTGCTGTCAAACGACAATGAGCCCGACTGGGACGGATACACTCCCTCGTAGATGCTTGGCCTACCATATGTGAGCCTTGCGTTCATGAGGTCTACGTCGTTGGAACCCTGGGCTGTTATCGTCAATGAGCCAGACGAATCGGTGGTCACCGGGAACTGAACGACTCCCTGAATGTTTTCACAGCTGAGGGCAAGCACGTTGTTGCACAGCAACTTTCTGTTCCCACCGAATGCTGTGACCCAGTATTCCGTGCTTGGCAAAAGTCCGCTTGCGGTGTACGTCTTTTCGCTAAGCCAGCTTTTGTTGATAAGACTGTAGTAGTCATATGCAACGCACCTTCTCCAACTGGCAGGGGTAACGTCGATGTACGAGCAGTTATAGCTTGGGACTGCGGCTCCATAGATGCAGTTGAGAAGCATGGTTGCGATTCTGCGATTCGTGTCCTGGTTGTAATGCACCCAAATGTCGCTGGTGCTTGCTACCATCCTGCTCTGGTAGTTGCTGATGTTGATGCCCATGAGGTAGTCAAGTCTGAGGCATGCCATGTTGCGCTTGTGGGCCTCGAATTCGATAACGTCGGAGTAGCTTTGGATGGTGTTTCCCGACTGGTTCTGGTTCAGAATCTTGTCCGGTGACGCTGTTGTAGACTTGAGGAACGCAGGTGTGACACAGATTACGTTTGCCTTTGGCGCAAGCACGTTGATTCTGTCAAGACACTTACCATACAGGTAGTCCATTGTGTTATCACTGTTTTTGTTCACCTTCAATGGCTCCCTGCTACCCTGCCAGTCGTTCGTGCCATATGCCACAATCACGTATGTAGCGTCGCTTATCTCAGATGTGCCCAAGGCATTTAGTTTGTTGAGAAGCCATAGTGTATCGGTGCCTCCGACACTCCTGTTGTCGATGGTGATTTCAGGTGCAAGTTCCATCATCCAGTCAACGATAGACTTCTGTGGCGCGTTGCCGTTGTTAATGTCCGGGTTGGTTGTGAACGTTGAGTCAGCAAAGACCACTATCTTGTCATTGCTTCTGTTGGTGAAGCCAATGTTTGCGATTGCAGTCGCGTTGGCCTGCTCTGCGGCCTCGGCGCGTGTCTTCTCCGCAGCGATTGCCGTCGCGTTGGTCTGCTCTGCTTCCTTCGCGCGGGTGGTCTCCGTGGTAACGGCTGTTTCGTTTGTGGTAATCCTACCATCGAAGGTTGCCACTTCAGAACGATACTGCTCAATCTGCGCGTTGTAGTTGCCAGTCAGCGCCCAGTAGTCGGTATTGGTAATGTCGATTCCCTTTGGCACTGCTTGCTTGGAGGTATATGAGTTTCCACCATAGTAGACAATCGTAAGCGGCTCGTACGTCTTGGTATTGTCCCAGTCGATTGGCTCCGAGAAGAGTGGGACGTATCGTGCGCCAATTACTTGCTTTACAGTCATGTCATAGTCCTTTCTTTATGCCGTGGTATCGTCGCTTGAAAGCGGGGTGTAAAGTGTGACCTTAATCTTATCAATGTCAGTCTGCTGCGTCGTGTTGGTTGACTGGATTGACGTGATGTTGGTGTTTGCCGTTGACATTTGGCTTTGCAACGTTGACACGTTTGTCTTTAGAGTGCCAACGTCGGCTTGCAAACTTGCTAGGTCTGTCCCGCTAAGGCTGTTGACCACTCCGATAATCTCGTTAATCTTGTTCATTGAGGAGACCGTGGAAGGTCTTAGGTTGCTGCCGAATTTCAGTTCTTCTATTGCCACGTCAATCACCCAACCTTGCTGAGAGCTGTCATTACCTGCTGGTTCAGCGTGTTGACTTGAGCTTTTAGCTCCTTCAGCTCGTCGTAGTCGAAGTTATTGCTGTCATATGTGTTGTCGATTACGCCGCTGCCGTCAACAGTGAACCTTAGAATCAGCCTTCCATAGTCCGCGCGTCCGTACACTGCACCTGTGTCGAACGTTATGTCGCTCCAAGACTCTGGCACGTATATGCAAAAGTAGCCATCATCCGTGAGACCGAAGAACACCTGCTTGGCGAGAAGTTGGAAGAGTGTAGCGGCATTTTCGTTTATCCACTGCGCAAGCTGCTTTTCGTAGTAATCCTCGAAGCCTGAATCCTTAAACTGCTCAAACTCATCCTTGAGCTTGTCCAATTCGTCCTGGCTCACATTGAGCTGGATACCCATTTGCTCGGCATAGCACACCAACTTGTTGAGCAGATCAAACAGATTGAGAATGCGTTGCTCCTGGCTAGGGACATCCCAGTAGAGCTTTGGAATGGTCGGCGTGAAGGCAGAGAAGCCCCAGAATGGGGGAATGGGGCTCGCTGCACCATTGGGGTAGGTTGGTGCGCAATCGCAGTTGAAATCGCTCATATGGTCATCACATCCCGTCTATAGATGCAGTGTAAAGGCCGATAAACATCGATTCAAGCTCGTCAAGCAGGCACTGGTCGATGGCCTGGTATCTCGTGACGTAGGTCTCATAGGCTTCCATGAGGTTTCCGCGCTCCACGTCCTCGCTCTCCTCGTCGCGGCCATCACTCGCGTAATCAGAATTACCGGATAGCATAGTCTCGGGATAGTCGCTACCAATAGAGCGCCCCTTATGGTACCTGTCGGAAACCTGCGCTGGGTCGAAATCCTCATCGAGGTTGGCATAGAGGTTCTTGTATTTCGGCATAAGCTCATATACAAGCTTGCGATGAAGCATGGTGGCCCACTCGTAAAAAGGCTCGATGCTAATCTCGCGGAATCTAAAGCGCTCAATGAAGTAATCGCAAACTCTTCCGTATTGCTCGGTAGAGTACGCGGCCTTTGACCAATCGAGCACTGGAAGGCTCCAGTCAAAGACTCCCTTCTCGATAAGCTCTCCCAGCTGAACCGTATAGACGGCATTCCATCGGCTCGGACCAGTCCAAGCGTTTACCTCGTCTGGCTTGGAAAGGTCTGGGTAGCTAGTTGGCATGTAGTCACTCGCTGCCATCGTCTGCACTACCTCCCTCCGCTGTGGCCTGGTTCTCATCAAGCAGCTGCCTGTTGTTGAGGTAATTGTAGTTGTAAGACTCCCAATCGTCATTGAGGTAAACGTAGGTGTCACCGAAAACATCTGGCGCTACCCGCTTTAGCTGTTTGCAAGCCCAGCGCCTAGCATCCAGGCAGTTCTTAAGCAAGATATTTGTCGTAGAATTGCCTGCCGTGGCTTCCTCGGTAATCATGCGCTCGCCCTTCTCGAACATGATGTGAGGAACACCCATATATAGAAGGAATTGATTGAGCACATTTTGGTACTGCTCGGTAAGCTCCTTGCCAATGAACGGCACTCGGAGGTCAAGTGTGAAGCAATTCCCCTCGTTGAGATCCAGAAGCGCCTTGTTCGAGCTGTCACCTAGGATAACCGGCTCGTATCCTGCCGTCTGCTTTATCAGGTTTACAAGCTCCATCTTCTTCTCTTGTGGCATAAGCATAATCCAAGGCTTTTGCTGGTGAAACAAATTAACGTCGCTTGTGCGCTGGATATGGGTTAGCTTTGTCGCGTATTGCGTGATTGCGCCCCAGGGATTGAGTCTGGTCTGGCTGTAATAGACAAGCTCCCCGGTGACTGGGGTAACGTCGTATTCGTTGCCATTCCAACCCTTAGCTCTCCATTTGGTAGGAATTCCGTAATCGTTCCACTCGCCTTGCGGCATGGCCATGAGGGTTTGCCACACGTCAGGGGTATCCGCGCTGTGGCAGATCGTCGCAATGCCCACCTTGTGCAGCTGCAACTCTAGAAACCGAGGGTCGCAGGTTGGGGGTAGGCCCTCCCAACGAAACCGGTTCATGGCAATCGCTAGGAGCATGTCAACGTTGACGTTATAGCAGAGTGCATTGTAATCATCCGTCTGCCAGTAGTAGGGGCTACCACTGGCTGAGCGGTTCTTTTTCCTGCTCAATTGCTACCTCCGTTCGCTCGCTGCATCCGCTCGATGCTGGCTTGCAAGAGTGCATCCTGCCGCGCCGCATCCCTCTTTGCCGTCTCCTGCATCACCTTGAGCTGTGCCTGCTGTGAGTCCTTGATTGCCTGCAAGGTCTGCTGGAACTGCTCGTTACGCGCCTTTACCTGCGCCTTCCATTCGACCACTGCGTCAATCTCTTCCTCTGTCATTTCCGAATAGGGCTTGTCGATAAGTTTGTTGATGTCGATTGCCCCAGCTGAGTTATCAACATTGGTTGACTGAGTGTTAGTAACTTTTTCGTTAGATTCCGTTGTCATAGATGCTCACCCTTCCTATGTCCTCTGGCCTTCTCCATACCGTGACCCCACCAAAGAGTAGGAAACGCAGCTGGTCTGAGAAGCGGTCTGGTACCTGGTTCGAACTCCAGTAGTCCCTTAGCTTCCAAAAGGTGAAGTATTTGCCTATTAGCCAGTTTCCGTCGAATGCCCATTGCTTGTCTAGATAGTAGCCATAGCGTAGGAACTCGTCCCCTGCTCTCTGTATTGCGTAGTCACTCTCTGTGACAATATTAACGAAAAGCCCCATGGGTCGCGTCGTGGCAAAATCCCCGTTTGTCGTGCTTCCATAGATTGCCGGTGCCCCAAGTGCTGCTTGCTTGATGCTGTTGGTAATTCTTGCGCCCTCGTTGTCATAGGTCCGCGTATTGTTGGCCTTGGTCGTGGTCTCCGTGGCCTGCGCTGCTGCGACTGCTGCGTTTCGCGTGGTGTCTGCAGCGCTCACCTGCGCATTGTAGCTGGTAGTAGCATTTTCCTTGCTCGTCGCTGCCGTGTTGTTGGCGCTGGTGGTGATAAGTGTGTTGGTTGCGTCTTTGTTGGCCGTCTTGCCAGAGTTTGCGTTGTTGGTTCGGTCGATGTTGGATTGTTGCGTCTCACCAAGCTTTGACTGCGAGTTGCTAATGACTGCTTCTGCCTGCGTGGACATTGCGGAGACGGCAATAGCGTTTGTGGCAAGTGACGTTGCGGCCCCAATTCCACCACTTATCAGGCCACCGATTGCACCGGCTCCCGCGCCTGCGGGACCTGCCGTAAGAAACCCACTGGTAGCGCCACTGGCCACACTGTTGATAACACCACCTGCCGCGCCTACAGCTGCCGTTGCGTTTGCCTTGTCGCTCTCGTTGTTTACGGTCTCGCGCGTCATACCAGCATCCCAGGCCTGGATGGCCTGAGCCAAAGCGTTGCTTAGAGTCGCGTCTTGGCTTGCCGTGCTGTTGGAGTTTGAGTTGATCGTATCGTTTGCCGTGGTCTGCGCCGCGGCGTTGTCCAGTAAATTGTCTGCTGCGTTGTTGGTCGTGGTCCTGGCTGCGGTTGCCGTCGTGACTGCGGCATTGTATCCGGCATTGGCAACGGTTTGGCTGTTGCTGCTTGCCGTGGTAGCGCTTGCATCTGCATTGGTCTTGGCCGTGTTTCTGTCGTTATCCTGCTGGATACGACTAAAGTGTGTCCCAAAGTCATTTTGCTTGGCTGCGGAGAGTACCACCGAGAAGCCTGGGATACTCCACTCTCGAAGATGCTCGTACCACCGGCCAGACATGTTGAAAGTGTGGCTATCGACATTAGCAAAGTTAATCTGGCTGCTGCTGGTGCCACCTATACCATGTATAACCCCAGACAAATTGAGGTAGGGAAAGACTAGATTAGCTGCAACGTCCATGGTGAGGACGTTGCTTGTGTCCTCGATTCGTACCAGCTCGGAGTTACCCCTTTCATCGGTGATTTCAAGCGCAGAGTAGGGATAGGTATATAGCTTTGCGAGGTTTGCGTAGTGCGCCCCATATCCCCAATCTGTCTTTGAGCGCGTGAATACCTGCTTGGATACTCGATTGTATTCGGCCACCTGGTAGCACGTGACTCCGGCGAAGGCAAAGCCAGCGCCAACGCTCAAAAGCTCCTTGGCGCAGAAGAAGACACATTGAATGGTCTGCTTGAGCTGCGGCATATTCGTAGTGACACTATCGAGGAAGGTGTTTAGGTCACCTGCGGCCATAGCGACTAGCTCCAGGGCCGGTGCGCCTGCAATATCCACATAAGAGGGGGCCGGGGTCTGCCACGAATTGTCAGACTTGGTGCCCCAGCTGCCCTTGGGGTCTCCGCTCATGGCCACGACTGCATACATGTCACCCGTGTTGAGCGCCGTGGCCTGCGTCTTGGTCACCTTTTGGAGGTCACCATAATTGATATCCTCTGAGAGAAGGTTGGCACTGTTGGCAATGGGGTTTGCAAGGTAGGTGTCTGCCGTGGTGCCAAAGAGTGGGGCGTGGCCACGCTCCAGGATCATAGACGTGATATCAAGCCCATAAATCCAAGTTGTCCAGGCATCATCAAGCAAGACCAATTGAGACGTGTTAGGCGCGAGGAATCGAGCTTCACGGATGAAGTAAAACCACTCCCTAACGCCTGTCTTGTCCTCGTACTCAACTGGGCTATCGTCATTCGCAAAGAGATTGTAAGTTACCCTTACATAGTTATAGTTGCTTGCCACGTCGAATGGCAGGGGAACGTTGAACGTAAGATCCGAGTGTAGCTCCTTGAATTTGGTATCCCACCTAAAGCACTCATCATCTGGGATTGCGTCAAACCACTTGTCTCGCTCGGCTGCACTGCCAAAGTATACGACATTGCCAAGGCCAGACAAGACACGCTGCCCTACGTGCGCTTCTCCCTGGTCCCAAGGCACAGAACATACCTGGATGCTCATTTGCGAATAGTCATAGCGTGCATAGTCCAGGTTGTTTTGGTAATCGTAGACGTTGACGTTATCGGCGTGAGGAAACCCTTTTTTTCCAAGGTAATGAAAGTCCGGCATTGGCCTACCTCCTCAAGGCTTTTGGAAACAGTATAAAACGCAGATGCCCCACCTGCAATTTATGCAGATGGGGCAACGGGGAAAGGGGAGAAGCAGGGGCAAGCCTATTGTAGCCTACTCCGTGGGCTTGTATGTCACATCGTCACCGCTCGGAGTGTAGACAAGGTTGCTGTTGGTCTCCACAAAGGACTCCTTGGCCGTCTCCTCCTCGGCTGCGGTAACTGTGGCTGTAAAGGTCGCAGTGTAGTTAGTGGCCTTGGAGTCGGAAGGATTGACATAGGCGGTCTTTGCAGTGACGGCAATCTTATCGCCAACGGCAAGGTTTCCGCCCCGCTGGACGTGGAGCACGCCGTCAGGGGTAACGCGCGTGCGGCTGTTGAGCGTGACGGGGGTAGTGGTCGAACCCTCGGTGTGGGTGGCCGCGACGGTGTAGGTGGCTGCATCCGGCTCCACTGCTACCGGCGTACCGGTAGGCGTGACGGAGCCCGTAAGGGCAAGGTTGAGCTTGATTGAGCCACCAAGCGGGACGTTCGCAGCCTTGGGCGTGATGGTCATCCCAGTTGCGGCCATCTTGATGGTAGGAATGGTGGTTGCCGTGTCCGTGGTATACAGAACGCAGTTCGCCGCAGGGTTCATTCCGATCATCTGGTCGTGGAAGAGGTAGTACTTGTACGTGCGGTTGGCCGGGTTGTAGAAGGGAGGCTCGATGCCATACCACACGTCACGCGCGTAAATGAAGTCCTCGGAAGTGAGGGCGGCGTACACGTTCGGGATGGGGAACTCGGGAACGATGATCTTGCGGAAGTTGACCTCTGCACGCTCGACATGGAAAAGCTCGGCCAGTGCCATTACGTCAAGATAGGCGTCGGTCTCGGGAGTGACCCACAGTACAAGTGTGCGTGGGGACTCGAAAACGGGAACGTCAATCTGGTTGTAGCGCATGCTCGGGAACTGCATCATCCCGGCATCGGTGCGGATCTTGACGAGAAGCTCCTGTCCAAGCTCCTTGGTTGTCGGTGCAGCCGTGATGTTGCGGCGATACAGACTGTAATACTTGTCTGCCATGGCAAACGTATTGATCATGACCTGCATCTCGTCGTAGTTGTCGGAGCTGCGCTGCTGGTCAAGGGTGGCCGCAAGCAGGTTGTCAAGGCCGTAGCCGGAGCCCTCGCTCATGACTCGGGCAAGCTCGTAGCGGCTCCAAGAGAACTCGTAGCGCCGGTGCTGGTTCACCGAATAGAACCACTCCTGGAACTCGGGCCTCTCAAGCTTGAGCAGCGTCTCGTCATCGAGCTTGTAGCTGTGTGCCTTCATGTACTTCACGGCGACGTGGCGCTCGGTGTTGCCGAACTCGGCCGCAGGCTTCTTGAGCTCCCGAAGGGGGTTCTCGAAAAGCTTGCTCTCGACGTAGTTGCCCATGAAGCCAACAAGCAGGTTTGAGAAGCCATTGAGCAGGTCTCCGTTATAGGGGTTAAAAAGTTCCTGTACCGCTGCCGCATAACCCGCAATGTCGGGGTTGGGGATACGCTGCTGAAAGTCGTTGCTTCCCTCAATCCAGGCCTTCGATAGGATGGTGCTGTTCTGAATTGCCATTTAAAATCACTCCTTCTGTGGTGAGTTGTGGGGGCTGTAATCCCGCTTCCCTATCTGGCTTCCCAGTTCGGCAAGGCTCACATATGGTTCTTGTGGTTCAGGTTGTCCCATACCTTGCACAGAATCCAAAGGGCCAGGATTGCCAGGACCAGATACGGAACCACTATCTCCATGCCGTTCCACACTTGCGCCGCTCCTTATGAGAATGCCGAACTGGTTTTGCAGACTCTTGTTCTGCTCGATAAGCGCCTTGTTCTGTGCCATAAGCTGCTCTACAAGCGCCTTGTACTCTTCTGGTGTATCTTCTGCGGTACCATCCGCTGCACCAGTAGTCTGCGGCTCAATGGTAGCACTCGGTTCATTGTTTGTCGAAACACTCGGTTCGGTTCCGGGCTCGGCCTGCGGCTTTTGGTTTTTCATTGTTAGTGCTCCTTCTCTGCCAGCTTGCGGATGCGCTTTGCGAGGTCGTGCACGATGTCCTCGTCTGTCACCTTGATGCGGCAGTCCCCAGCAGCGTGCACGCGCCACTCGTCCAGCTCGTCGGCGATGCGCTCCCAGCTGTCGGCGGGCTTGTGGCTGATGCCAGACGGCATGTAGTCGAAGCTTCTACCGTACGTCCAGCAGTTGATGACGCTCGCACACTCTGCGAGGACGATGCTGATTACTTCGGCCTTCTGCCCATCGTCTAGCCACACCGTGTCGTCCACGTGGATTGGCACGCCGTCGCGGTCGCGCGGCAGCTCCACCATCTCCGCGTCGATGCGGTCGGCGAGGGCGTGCAGCTCGGCTTTATCACCACTGTCTATGATGCCGCCGCAAAGGTCGCACCACTTGCGCAGCTCGTCGCTAATCTTGCTCATTGCCGTCCTCCTTCCCGCCAAGCTCGGCCTCCGCATCCGCCAGCACTTCCTTCCACGCCTTCCTGCAGCCGGTGCGCATCGCGAGCGTCAGCGCGGCGAGTCTCACAAGTTCGTCCGCGTGCTCGTCCATGAAGCGCTTGTATACGGCGTCGGCCATGTACTCCATGAAGTCCCCGTCCTTGTCGTACGTCACGTGGGGCACGCTGTCCCTGAACTCCTTCCACGCCTTGCTGGTTACGCCGTCCCTCACGTCCTTCTCGAGCTGGTTCTCGATGTACTCGGAAATCTGCTTGTCGTTGAAGTCGAACGCGACCTCGACTATGTGCTGCATTGCCCTTCTCCTTCCTGCTCCTTCTTGCTCTTGAGGTACTCCCCCCACTGCGTAGCCATCGCGTCGGCTATGCCGGGGTATGTCTTGCTCCTGAGCATCCCGCGCTGTGGGCTTGGCGGCATGCTGTGTATCCTATGCTTCTCTGCGTCTGGCAGCGCCTCCATGGCCTCATGCACATCGTCCGTGGACCTGAGCTTGGGCAGGCCCTTGAGCCATAGGCACGTGGCCTTGGTCTCCGGCTCGCCGAACATCCAGGGCTGCACGATCTGGTCAGGCTTCCGGTAGAGGCTGCTCATGATGCCGATGGGATTCTCGATTGCGACATGCGGCACCCAGTCAAGCGCGGTGAAGGCAAGGAAGAAGCCGATGCCCATCTGCTGCCGTCCGTCGCGCCGCTTCTCGTCGAACCAGCGTGCGCCGCTCACCGCGAGGTTCGTGCATGGGGGGAATGCGAGCACGGCATCCCATGCGAGCTTCGCCACCTGCAGGGCGTCCGCCTGGATGTGCCACTCGGGATGGTGTCCGGAGGTGGGCTGGAGGTCGCACGAATACGCCTCGATGCCCATCCTACGCAGGCACTCCGTCACAGCCTGGCTCTCCTCGCATGCGCAGAGCACGCGCGGGGCGCTAGAATGGCCCATAATCGCCCTCCTTTTCCCTGGAAACGAATGAAGCCACCCATAAGGCCGTTTGGCCCTGGGTGGCTCCAAAAGTGTTGGCAAAGCTCCCCGCCACCGAGGAATGACGTTGCACTCGTCACGTGCGCTGGTGTCCATCACAGACCGCAAATCCAGATCTACACAGACCAAAGGCACCGGGGCTTCACCACTTCAAAGCTTACCACAGCGACCTAATCAAAGGGCACTGTGTCGGGCTGCTGGTAACCCTGCTGCGGCTGCTGGTAACCCTGCTGCGGCTGCTGGTAACCCTGCTGCGGCTGCTGGTAACCCTGCTGCGGCTGCTGGTAGCGCTGGGGCTGCTGGGGCTGCTGCGAGGTCTCGCGCTGCATAAGCTCAAGCTCGTTAACGACAACCTCAAGCTTGGAGCGCTTCTTGCCGTCCTTGCCCTCCCAGCTGCCATAGCGCAACTTGCCATCAATGGCCACCTTTGAACCCTTGTGCAGCAAGCCAGCCAGGGCATCCGCGCGCGTGCCAAAGATGATGCAATCGACAAAGTTAGGCACATTCTCCCACTGGCCACTCTGAGGGTTGCGGTGCCTGTCGTTGACCGCGACGCCAAAGGAAAGAACGGACGTATTGCCAGCCTGCCTAAGCTCTGGGTCTCGCGTGAGATTGCCGGAGATGGTCACAATGTTGATGCTCATTTGTCTGCTCCTAGTCCAAAAAGCTCTGCTTGATATCCGTAATCGTGTCCGTGATCTGCTGTTTTTCGGTCTCGGTGAGTGGGTGCCCATACATGCCTAGTACCTCGCCGACGACTGCCAAGAACGTCTTTGCTTGCGCAATTGACACATCGCGTATCAGCATCCGGTGCGTTTCATTGGTAAAGTAATCGGCATAGATCTCCGCATCGGCTCGAATCTTCCGATACTCCTTACGGGCCACAATGTGCAATGCCCATGGCTGCGCAACCTCCCTTGCTTGGTAGACCCATCTATCCAGCTTCTTCATATGCGTTTCCCTCCCTTCTGGCCCTGCCTTACGAATATTAGTATAGGCAACCTGTTAACAGTGTCAACACTCTAGGGGAAATTATTTTTAGCGGATACCCATGAATTCGAGCACATTTAGGAAGGTCTCACGCAGTGCCGGAGACTCGTAGCGCAATGCGCCGAGGTACCAAAACTTGTTGAGTAAAGTGAGGTAGTCGCTGGATCTCTCTATTGCCTGGTAGTCGAGTGTCGCGTCACTCTTGGTAAGGGCAAACACGTTTGCAGCGTCCTTTGGTAGCTTGCTGCTTATCCAACAAAGCCCCTGGCCGTAGTCAATCCAGATCGCGTAGACGTTCTCCCCGTAGCGGATTGCATAGCAATACCTGGCTGCAGCACTCTTCTTCTCGATGTCACCCGTATCATCGACGTTGAAGACGTTTCCAAAGACCATATCAGACTCCTTGCTACCGTTGAGCATCCGGCCCACAAGAGTCTGGGTCTCCCTGTCCTCCTTGTCCCATGGCTCGACATAGTGCAGCAAGACGCCCTTGCCTTTCCAAAAGCTGTAGCCAAAGTCTGGAATCTTGTTGATGCCCAGATAGCGCATATATGGGCAAGTGAGGTCACACGCATTGCCGAGTATATATACGCGATATTGCGCCCCTCCGGGCTGCTGCCTTGATACGGAGTCGAGAAGGTTGGCAAAGATTAGAAATTCGTTTGGCAGGTATCTGTGGTACCTGTCCTTTCGGTCTATGATTGCCTCATCGAAGATAAAGCGCCTTACATTTACATAGGTGCGCTTTTTCTCGGTTTGAAATGCAGTCAAAGCCACGAAGTAGCACATTGGCTGGTACTTGGGCTTCTCGCAATATTCATCCGTCTCGGGGTCTTTGTCGGGTTCCTTGGCTATATAGCCAACTTGGCCGATAACTTTGAAAAGGTAATTTGTAAAAAGCCCTGCATTTTGCAACTTGTCAAAGTAGCCAAGGCGCACTACCTTTAGTTCGTCCTTGGTGCGGCAGACCTCGCAGAAGCGCCAGCCCTTTTTGATAAAGTCCTGGACGCACTGCCTGCGAAGGCCAAATGTCTTGCCGATGCCCTTGGCACCCACCACGATGCAGATCTCTCCTTGATGCCCGGTCTGCCGTGAGAATGTGTCTGCCCAGTTGTAAAAGCGCTGCTTATCCATCGTATATCATCTCCCGGACATTAATTAGTCTGTCACATGTGACTATCAAGGGCTCTGTGTTGACGCTTGGGCGATTTTGCAAGGCG